CGATATTAAAACGTCCTTCCTTGAAAGAACGTATCATCTTTTTCTGATAATCGTATAGCTTGAAGTTTACCAGACCTTCATTGATACTGATAATCTTCATATATGTTTCGGTAAAATAAACTGGATCTTCAGCGCATTTTACATATTCAGCAATAAGATCGGGAGTCCACTCAATGTTCTGATTAGATTTTTTAAGTAGTACGTTACCCTTATAACCTGCAACTAAATCATTCATCAGTATTCTTTAGTTCCTTCAAAACTTTCTGTAATTCTGTAGTAGAACCTACGAATAGATTATTATTAATAGTCTGAGCTTTTTCATTGATCGGAGAATCAGAAGCATCAATCTCTCGGATCTTGGTTTGTAATTCTAATAATTCTTTATTAGTATTAACCATGGTGTCCATTAATTTAGCCAACACTTCAAATGCTCTTGGATGCTGAGATTGACCAGCTATTTCTGATAGCTTGCCCATAGCTTCTTGACCTGTTTGGATTACTTCATACAAATTAGCTCTAGCTGCTTCAAAATCGTTTTTAGCAGAATCATCATGAGCCTTAGCAAGCAAAGTATCAATTTGTTTTTCATATTGCAACGGAGCAATGCCTAGAGCTTTGCCCATTGGATCATCTTCTTTATCTGTCATTCTAACTCGTCTGTATTGTAGATCTGGGTTATGAACCCATAATCATCATCAACTTCAATCTCAGTATATGGCTGAGTGCCGGTGTTTGCATTTGGTCCGCCATAATAATTTATAGGATTGCCATTAGCATCTAAACCTGGCTGTACTGTTATCTTTTCTGCAAGAGGAGTTATACCTCTTCCCTGGACAGCAGTATTTGTAGTAGGAATATAGAAATTTGTGTTTACAAACTTAATGATTCCAGAAGATTTCACTGGTCCATAAAGATAACCTTTGAGAACAAAATCAAGCTGCCAGATAATGGCTCTTCTGTCTTTGTATTCTCCATCATAGTTATCGCTATAACTAATGTTATTTAGGATAATAGGAATATCCATAGTAATACCAACTTCTGGGATCAAATTACAAGTAGTCGTCCAATCAGGGGTAAAATATGGAAGAATCTGTTCAATTATCTTAGTTCCATCTTCAGCGTTTTTGGCATAAACATATACTTTGAATTCTATATTATAAGGAACTGGATTATATTGGTATTTGAATTTGTTTAAATCGGAATTGTTTTTAACAGAAACTTTACCAATAGTATTGAGTTTTCTTGATCCGTCATAAACCATTTTGCCCATTTCAAATGAGATCATTGGTAAAGGAGCAACGGCGCTGCCAACATCCAAACCAGGATCCTGCATGACACGTGCTAACATTTTATCTTTAGGAGCATATGTAATTGGAATTTGAAGTAAAGATACAACTTCTCCTGTCTTATTCGTTCTTGTGATACGGATCTGATTGAGCAGGGTCCCCATCAAAATAACGTATTTACGAATAAGACCAAAATAAAACGGTGAACCAAACATTAAATGTTACCTTCGCTAAATGGATCTACAGAACTGAAGTCAACAAATAAATCAGATTCTTCTTGGATTGCTAAATTATCAGAAACTGTGATTAGTTGATTGATTGGATAATTTTCCAAAACAAGATAAGAACCATCTTCCGTTAACAACATGTCATTATCTTCTGTCAACACAGTCCAATCAAGAATATTAGTATCAAATCTTTTCTGCATATCATCAATTTGCGGAATGCCAGTAGAGAAATTCTCGCCAGAATATTCAAATACTTCGCAAGTCATTTCCCATGTCTGAAGCGAACCTAATTGATAAAACATTTCATATTTGTTAACGTATTTAATCTGGAATGCTCTTTGGTTCAATGGGAACCAAATAATATCGCCTTCGTTTGGTCTTACTTGTGCAGTAAATTCCCCAATTTCTTCATTAAATATTCTTCTGGCCATAGAAAACACAACTTGATTGCGAATTTCTACACCAAATTTAGATAAAAATTCTTGATCGCCACCAAATCCATCAATAGATTTAATATACATTTCTACAGGATAGGCCATCTCAAACGAAGATTGATCGTCTGCGCCATACACCTCATCGTAATTGTTAAGTTTACGAGGGAGATAGTAAACATCGTGGCCATAGATTTTAATAGATTCAATAACTAGGTTCTCTAGAAGCAATTGCTCCTGAGATGCTTGGAAGTTATTGAAAAAGAAATTGGTGGCCATAATTATCCAATCATATCAGTTGCTGGCAAGCTGTATGTGTAAATCATTTCCTTCTCAAGTTCTTCTCTTTCTTGAGTGGCTTCATCATAAATTTGCTGACCGTTGAATTCTATGCCGCCTGGAAGTTTCATACCACGAAACTTCTTCATATTCTGACCCCATTGCTGTTTTATTAGGCAAGAAGCATAACGCTGTAACCAGCGGTCGCCCCATGCATCTGTATATACGTCGGGATCGACGACTTGATATGCTTCTACAACAAGATATTGACCTTCAACAACTTGGTTCCAGTCCATATCAATGTAAAGTTTGTTCATATGGCGGTTGTAACGTAATGGTTTTTTACCAACCAGCATCTGTTCTAGAAACTGGACATGATTCATGGCCATATAATAAGGAACCATAGATACTGAAGTAAGAGTATAAAGGTCATTCAAAGCAATCTGATAACGAATATTGAATAGATTGCCTAACCCCAATGCAGAACCAAGGTCAAAGATATTAACAACGCCAATAATATTGTCTGGCATTGTGACATACTTATTGGCTATATCTTCAGCTGTGATTATTTTCTTGTAGTAGGTCTTTTCGGATCCATCAAAATGATAATCCCAATACCAACGAAGAGCTTCGTCTACACGATCTGAAACCTGATCATCATCAACATTAATCTCGATTACTGGTTTGCCCAATTTTCTAAGACAATATTCGGCAAACTCTGTTCTTGTTGTTGGTACCATTAGATTCCTACCTTTGATGAATTTATAATATTTATTTATCCCTTTGTCGGGTTATTAAAATCCACCTCTTTATTGGTTCTTCCAGTATAAAAAAGGATATTATCTAATTCTATAACTGCATCCTTGGTATGATACCAATCATCGTATATACAAATATCTCCTCTTACAACCAATTCTCCATTATTTATTTGATATTCACAGTATTTATTAGAACCCATTACCGTGGCTCCCTTGGGGCACATATTCTTTACTCTTTGGACTTCCTCCATGGTTTCAAATATATGATTTATTGCTATTGGCCCAATTTCGCTCATGCCCCAATTTACTATAAATTTACAACCCCTTGGAACAAATGCTTCAATAATATCCCAGGTTACTGGTTCAGCGCCACAAGTAATTGTCACGCCTTTGAGATCTAGCTCCCAGAACCTCTTGGTCATCATAATAGCTTTGGCGTGTAATGGGGTTATGTGAGAATGGGTAAAATTGTTTATCTTTTTAACCCATTCGTATGCATTAAATTGATCTGTGTAAACATAAGCGCCAACTTCCAGCGCTGGCACCGTCTGACCGAACAATCCTCCAGCATGAGACAACTTCATAACAGTGTATATTTTACTGTTCTGCGTTATACCTTGAACTTCTCTGGCAACTTTATTGGCCGCAAATATTTTACCAGTTGGTTGATAATAGCTCTTGGGAGGACCAGATGAACCTGAGCTTTTAATTATTATTCCATCAGTCATTATCGTGGACAAAATATTTTTCAGTTTCATTTACCACCTTTTTGGCCAATCTATATGGAGTAAAAGCGAATATAAATGGAAAGAATGCATGTATGGTGCCTGTTATAACGGCGAATAAAAGCATAAGGTTAAACTTCATTGCAAGATAACAGTGAGTAAAATAATCAGATTTAATTTTCTTTATGTGGTTCCAATCAAAGTCCATAAATCTTCTCCAAATGCGCATACACAGTATCAGCTATAACCTGATTCTGTTCTGGACCACCATAACTAAGATCTTGTTCTGTAATACCTGTTATATTTTTGGTAATATTATTCATGGTAGTCCCTCTGATTATATATTGAGGGACATCTCTATAGTCATTTATATCACAATGCTGCATCCAGCCATCAAATATAATGAACTTACATTCAGACTTCTGTAGAACATACAGGCTACTAGACATCATAACCTTAAACATCTGTAAAAACCATTCTTCGTTCCAGAATGTATTAAAAGTATGATACATATATTTTTTAGTGAACTCATCAGTCGTATGAGGAATAATAGTCCTACAAAGATTTTTAGTTCTTACACCAAAATCCTCTTGAGTGCCATCTAAGATTTTATATTTCTCATCTTCATGCATTGTAGAATTATATTGGTAATTTGGATTAACTCCGACTTCTGTTCTACCAAACGAAGACCATTGAATTACTACAACATCGTCTTTGGTTAGCGGCAAAGACTGGAGTATTCTCGCAGCACGCCAGTTACTAGCTCCTGGAAAAGAAAAATCGGTCAAAGGAACGTCTAACATCTTAGATAACTTACCTGGCCATGCCAGAGCTTTACGATCTTCTTCGGAATAAACTTTATACAAGTTCCAACCAAAAGACATACTATCGCCAAATGTATATAACATATTACTCACCAAATCCAAAAGGGCATTTTTTGTTTTCTCTTCTGTCGTTTCTTTTCACCAAAGAAACGTTCTTTCTCCATCCAAAAGATCTTCCAATCACACTATAAGTTTTAGTGGTAAGTTCTGCCTCGGTAACAATGTGATTGTGGATTTTTATATTCTTATCCGATAAAGGAATGAATTGGACCAATGGCTGACCCATATGAATTGCGAATTGATCTTGTTTAAATTTATGTATGGCCAAAAAAACATTGCTTCCTGTTTGATGATGAAAATTTACCATCCCAGGTAGGATATGAAAATTGTATTTTTCTAACGACCATTGAGCAGGAACAACTATAAACTGAACATCTTCTTTAGACTGGATTATCCAAGGACTATTCAATTTCAGAATATGATGGTCTTTGAAACCTGGATCTACCTGATGATAACCATGCAGTATAGGAGCTTTACCGTTAGAAAAATTATAAGAAATATCACCAGTTCCATTTACATTTACAACAAAATCGCACCAGTTTTCCAACATAAACCCTCTTTTATAGAGTTCATGGAAACCAGGACAAGCTCTTACTGTTCTTATGGAAATGTTCCAATCAAAATAAATATTACCATCTTCGTTCAATTTGAACTGAGGCCATTTTGTGTTGGTCGGCTGGGGTTTTAATACGCCGTCATACCATTCTGGTTTTGCTTGATTGGAATAGACTATTGGGGCGAATTTATAAGCGTCATTGCTGGATGTAAAACAATCTAAATGGATTACAGATGATCTGTGAAAAAACGAGAACATAACAAATCTCCTATCAGGTTTTACATATTTATATAAATATATTTATATAAATACGTTCATACAAATATTTTTGAATTTTAGTTCAACCGTTAAAGAGGAAATAATGGCAAAGATTTACACTTTTGATCTTCCAGATTATGATGATTACAATGTGGTAAGCGAACTTCTTCCAGACGGAAGAAATATAGCACACCAGTATTATTACAAAAACGGCGTGCTAATTTCTCAAGCAGATATTTACTATGATATGAAAGACGGCGAACCC